TTGCGCTTCATTCATTCGTTGTTGCGCATCAATAATCTTGTCTGTGTCGCCTGAATCATAGGCTTCACGGTAATCTTTCTTAGCCAAATTCATCTCGTGTTCCGCAGATGTCTTAGACGCTTGTATAAGTGATTGTTCCCCACTTGTAAGGTTACTCATTAACTTTTTATTGCGTTCTACAAGTGTTTGAGCAAACTTAACAGCTTCTTCACGTTCACGGTCAGCCGCTTCTTTTGCACGGCGCTCGTCATGCCAAACTTTTTTAAGTTGTGACATACGTTCTTTAACTTTAGATGAGTAGTCGGTTAGCTCGTCATTTTCAAGCTCGTCAACTATTTCTTTTGGTAAGGGTTTGCGGTTGCGGTCTTGTACGGGGGTATCGTCTTCAATTTCAATATCGATATCGTCCGCGTTGTCTATCTCAATCTTTACTTCAGTCTTAGCTTCCTGTTCATCCGGAAACTCAAATTCTTCGTCAAACTCTGGTTGTGCAGCCATATCTATCTCCTAAGCGCGAGTATAACCGCGTGGGTCATCTACTACACCCTCGACAGTATCATCGTTGATTATGCGGAATTCTCTTCCGTGGATTTTAAAACGAGTACCTGCATACGCACGGGTAAGTACAAAATCACCTTCTTTGCACCATGCACCTGTAGGGAACTTCGCTTCTTCTTTATAGCAAAGGTCGCCTAATTTAAGCACGAACAATACTACTGTGCCATTTTCTTCTATACGTTTAGTCTCAGAAGCTTTTGCTAACTTGAGTCCGCTTTCTAACTCATGTTCATCGGCTGCATCTGGTACGGCGCATAGAATACGATAGCCTTTTGGTTGTGGTAGTTGAGCGGCTTTTGTTGCATCTGGTGACTCTTTTGCTGCTTCTACCATTTCCGATAGGTCAATTGCTCGACCTATGTCTAGGTTACTCATCGTAATTCTCCATATTTTTTGCGAGGTCTGAGATTAAAGACTGCGCGGTAAGTAGACCTCGAACCATACCGACAGATTGTTGATAGGCACCGAAATCCTTGGCTGCACCATCGCCAAGTGATTCGATAATTGCTGTGCGCCGTTCTTCGATTTGTGACATCAAATACTCTAGCGTTTCATTCATTCTTATTCCTCTTTAGGTTGTTTAGACATTTGTTTAGACGGTTGTTGGCTTCTAGTTTTAGCCATGTCTACACCAATACGCACGCCTTCAGCGTGTTGTTCTTGCTGGAATTTAGCAGCGTCCTGCTCCATGCGAGCTTTATCCGACATAGATTTAACACCAATTTGAGCGCCTGTTTTGCGTTCTTCTGATTGGATACGCATGATGTCAACTTGAATCTTAGCTTTATCCACTTCGATATCCGCTTGAGCTTTTTGGGCTTTAATCTGGATTTCTTGTGCTTTAAGTTGTAATTCTTGTTGTTGCATTTGAATCATCGGGTCTTGCGCTTGTTGTTGAGCCTGTTGCTGTTGTTGCTCTGCTGTATTTTTCTGTAACAGCTGTTGTGCTGCTTGAGCTACTAATCGAGATAGCTGAACTTCAACTTGTTCGTCTAACTTCTCATCCGGAGCTGGTAAGCTTGTGCCTAGTTGCTCTTCGATTTGTTGACGGTATGCAAACGCTATGTGTTCACTGATGTGCGCAGCAAAAGCAGCTTGTACTTGTTGTGCTTTAGGGCTTTGGCCAATCATTGCGGCTATTTTAGGGTCTTGCATCGCAGCCATGTGTACTTGGATGTGCGCCTCGTGGTCTTGGTAGATAAAGGCTTTAGCTGGTGTACCCGTAATCATGCTCATGTTTTCAGACACTGGGTCTTTTGGAATTTCAGAGTCAATCGCTGGGATTAACTTGCCGATATTCTTCACGCCTAGCACTTCAAGCATCTGTTTGTTTAGCTCTGGCATGTCGTAGATATCTGGGTTAGCTTGTGCCATTTGCATAACTGCTTGATATTGCACAACCTTCTGTGACATCGTCGCTGCGTTAGGGTCTGAGACTGGAATAACCTCAACCATATCGTAATCAGCTTGTTTAGCTTTACGGTCGCCTTCTTCTGGGTCGTAGCTATAGTCATCAGGTGTGTAGTCACGAATGATACCGGCCAATAACTTGAACTCTTGTTTCATCGCATAGTGAATACGAGCTTGAACTGCACTCATCACCTTCAATGTACGCTCAAGGATAGCTAGGGTTGTACCCACTGGGCTGTTTGCTGACATGTCAGACACTTGTAAGTCTGCCGCATTAGCAAAGGAACGACCATCAGCTACGATTTGATTCATCAAGCTTTGTAGAACTTGTGACGGCTCTTTGTATGGTAACGGTAAGATATTGTCACGGATTGTGCCACTAGGTACGTCAACATCACGGAATTCAGCTGGAGCAATTGGTGTATCGTCGCCTTTAATGCGTAGCCCGCGGGTTTTAAAGCCGCCTGGAAGGTTAGATAGTGTACCTGCATCTACTAATTGACGTAAAAGCATAGTACCTGACTTAGCAGCCGCGCCAATCAAGTGGATTAGACCAAATGCGTAGAAGCCAAAGCCTGGAATGTAGCTATAGTGTACAAAATGCTGACGTTTTTGTTTAGTTTCGTCTTCTGGGTCCCAGTTACGGCGGATTGCAAGCACTTCACCTGTGCCAGCTTCCATAGTTACTACGTATGGTAGGGCAATTCCAGTTAAATTACCGTTCTTATCCTCATCTTCGTAGCCTGGCAGGTCTAAATCGACGTGCATCTCTAGAAGTTTGTAGCGGTCGTCCATTGTAGCGTTGAGGCCCATCTTCTCGGCAATCTTTTTCTCAACTTCATCAATGGTATGTGACGGTTCGCCTAGGTCAATGTCACGATAGAACCCTGCAACCTGTAGTTTTTTAAGTTCGTTCTCTGTTTTACGCATAACGTGGGTTACACGTGGCGCTGTTTGTAGAGATGAAGAGCCGTAAGGCACAACTACATCCTCAGCTGGGACATAAATTGCTACTTGACGCTCAATTGACGGGTCAAAATACACCTTTTTAAAGGCGTTACCGCTTAATCCTAGGCCCCACAGCATGCGTTCGTGTTCTGGGCGATACTCTGGCATAGCCTCGGTCAATTGATAGTTCATATCTTCTTTAACGCGGCTCGCTGCTTCTTCTTTTGCGGGGGTAATCTTGCCAACTATCTGTGTTTTTACTGGACCTGCAGCTGGAAATGTCTCCATCATGGTCTCAGCTTGGAATTTAACCAACGCTTCAGCTAATAATGGGTGGTAAACACTACACGCACCAGGCCAAGGCTCTGTACGGTCTTCTACTTTCATGCCTAACAGCTCAATACCGTCTACATAAGTGTCCAACCACTCTTTACGAGAGCTAATATCACCATCAAAGTCACCAAGTAAGTCGCCAGAAACCTCTGTTAACGCACCTGAGTCCATAAACTCGGCCAAGTTTGCGCTAAATTCCTCATCCGTCTCGGCACCAGGGGATAATTCTATGGTCAAACCATCAATCCCAATCTCTACGCTGTCTGGATTTTCAATTGTAATCTCTAGTTCAGGCATATCCTGACTAGCGGCCAATTCTTCTAACCCTTGTGGAGCAGCGTATGCCCCTTTATCCATATTCGTTGCCATATTTATCCTTGGTTTTCAATAGTTTGTAGCCATTCCGCTACTTTAAATATATCGGTTGACATGTAAGCACTTTTAATGCTATTAGCTTTGCATGATATTACCACGACATTACCGATAACGTAACCTTTTGAAGGAATTATTCTATCTAATGCTGGGCTAGTATCTCCCGCCTTTTTATTACCCATCCACTTAAACTCTGTGTTAAATACTGGGCATCTATCTGTTAAAATACTTTCAACATAATCTATCGTTAGATTAAAAGGGATTTCTTTACCCTTAATTCTGTGCTTCGCACCCTTCACTGCAGCTCCTGCCCACACCCGCCTCGGATTTTTTAGTGTCCATTCCTTAGTCTTCTGGCGTTTGCGAGCGATGTCTCTCATAGACTATATAGCGCTTTGCCCTTACTACGTCTAAACTCTATCGGGTCATCCTCGTAGTCTGAGTCCAACTGCAGGAACCCACCTCTCCGGAACCGTAACAGTGCCTGTGTCATCGAGTCAACCAAGTCGTCGTGGTCGCCTGCTGGGAATGACGCTACCTCATCTATCAGTTCTTCTGCCCAGCTTGTCTCTGGTACCCACACACGTCCTGACGCAAATATGTCCGACACCGCATTGAGCCTTGCTATCTTGTCGTTACCCTTTGACGGAACAAACTCTTGGACCGGTATACCCATAGCCCTAAGCTCAAACACAAGCGGCGCACCTGACGCCTTAGCCTCGACGATTAGACTGTCTGGCTCCCACTCTTTGTACATCTGCTGTGCGGTAGCCTTCAGCTCCGGGAACTCCATCCGTTCCTTCAACACATCTAGTAGTATGATGTTTGCCTGTTGCCTTCCCGTCGCATCATCCTTGTAAAATATTCCCCATGTGGTACACGCACTATAGTCGGCCCGTTGCGTCTTGAGGAACGCCGTATCCCATGACTGTATAACAAACTCGCAGCTCGGCGGGTTATCTTTCTCCCACTTCTGCCACCACTCCCGTTTAATTATCGCGCTCTCTTCGGACGTCGGTTGCTGCTGGTACTGCGCCATCCACTTACTGTTAGGCAACTCGAGCTTCAACGCATCCAACTCACCCTTGCTCCAGAACTCTGGCCACAGTGGGCGCCCACTCGGCAGTAACGCCGGGAACTCAATTACTTCCCAACCCTCGTCGTTCCTCTGCATCGCAGACTTAAGCACCCTGCCCGTCAAATCCCGCTTCGACCAACGCGTCATAACCACGACAATAGCGCCGCCTGGTTGTAACCGCTGCCTAGGACCTGATGTGTACCACTCGTAAGTCTTGTCGTATATCTCTGGGTTTACCTCTGCCAGAGCCGCTTCTTGCTCGGAGTGTGGGTCATCGATAATAAGTATATCCGCGCCTTTACCTGTAACAGCGCCTCCAACACCGATAGCAAAATAGTCTCCGCCCTTGTTCGTGTTCCATCGGCCAGCAGCTTTTGAATCGCTTTGTAAGCCCATGTCTGGGAATACAGACTTGTAGGCGTCCGAGTCCACAAGGTTTCTAACCTTACGACCAAAACCAACGGCAAGCTCAGCGGTATGAGAGGTTTGGATAACTTTCTTCTGTGGATATTTACCAAGAAACCAAGCAGGTAGTAGATAAGATGCAAACTCGGACTTTGTATGCCGCGGAGGCATATTGATGATAAGTCTCTTGACCTCTCCCCTAGCCACACGCTCAAAAGCAGCTGCCATTTTTTCATGATGGGCCCCATGTATAAAGTTAGGCCAGACCTGATGGACAAATGCCATAAAGGATTGCTGGCAATCTTCAACCATA